ATCTCCACTACCTTGCAACTTACCACGTTCTTGTCGGCTACGTAGCTTATTGATGTTTGCAATTGCTACATCTTGCATGTCCATGTTATAGAATTCAGCTAGCACAGCTACAAACCACAACACATCACCCAACTCCTTTTTTAGGCTGTCTCGGTTTACTAACCCGCCGCTGTCCCTCACTGCTTTTGCGAACAGGGATGCTACTTCCCCTGCTTCCCCTACTAGCCCTAGGCTTAGGTACTGATTGTTTAGTGCTGTCGGCAGTGCTAGCCTTGACGCCAACTCTTGATACTCTCGTAGATTCATTCTTCTCTTCCTTTGTTTTAACTTTATGGCATGTTGTACACAACACCTGTAAGTTATGTTTCTCACAAAACATCCTATCAATGTACACATCCCAAGACACAAAACCAGTAGTCGGATTAACTACTGGCTCTATGTGATCTACCTGTACATCTTTAGAGGTATATTCATTATGGCAACTGGCACACCTATAATGCATTGCTAGTTTACCAGACTTCTTATTAGTCTTCCTACCTAACTCTGCCTCTTTAAGTGCTTTCCACTTAGGGGGCCACCTCCGCATTCCACCACGTAGCGTACTAGTAATGAAGCTGCGATAGCGGCCCTCTGTCCATTCACCATCGTTTCTTATTTCACCCACGGTACTACTTTTGTCCAAGCAGCAAAGTGGTGCATAGTCCCATTGCTGTCAATGCATTTGCTGTACATTCCGTCAATGCCCATGAATTTGTATACATCACCCATTGTAAACTCCTCACTAGCTGGTGGTACGCTGACCACATCTGTTGGTGCAAGTTTAAAATGTTTTCCATATTCCATGTCATATAGTGCTTTCATATCTGAAATATCAATTTCACTTATCATACATCCTCATTTCAAATTTAACCATAATCCAATCTGTGCAAAGGCATATCCTGTCCATATCATACCGTTGGACATTTCACCCTTGCTCCATTGTAGCACACCTACGATGAGGTAGCCAACCCCTGTAGCCCCCACAATAAGATGCTCAAGTGTCATTTAGTGGCCTATAGATGGTGTTACGGGTTTCAAAGCTACCATCACTAAATTTCTTAATCACAGTGCTGGTACGAATCTCATTTCGTCCCAATATGGGATGATCTTCTGCGTACACGTGTGCAACTTCAGTATCATACATCATTATATCAAACCTAGCCTTTCCTACAAAGTGGACAACAGGTTTAATCATGTTTGTTAAGTCTTCCATAAATATTCCATTGTTGGATAACATTTAAGAAGCTGTTCCTTTACTAGTAATGCCACCTCTCGGTGTTCTTTCTGAGTAGAGGGATCACAGCGCACATCAATGTAGTGAATCCAATTACGTAGTGTACCCTTCATGTACATCTTACTCATTGTCAATCCTTCAGGGAGTACCTTACGTGCTTGCTCTTTTGCAATGCCTTTCTTAAGTGCCTGATTATACATCAACTCAGCTTCACATTGAACACGTAACTGCGCTGCATTCCACCAGTTCTTAATGTACAGGTCATCAGTTTCTAATGAGTTCTGACGATTCTTTTCATCCTGCATCCTAACTTCTGAAAACTCAAAGTCTGAGACTGCTGCATAACGCTGGCTAAACTCTTGAAAGTAAAAGCTTCGGTGACGTAAGATTTGACGGGCAATGTCTCGTGTAGTTTCAATCTCTACACACATATCCACCATATCTAACGGCGACCAATGCTTGTTCTTAATAAGATATTTAACCAACTTACTAGCTGTCTCTTTGTTATCTTGGTTCTCAGGGTTAGAAACCCGTGCCATGAATGCCACTAAATCCTCCCCGTTGGGAGTGCTCCATATCAGATTTACCTTGCTCATACTCTCGTAACTCCTCAATCCAATCACGTTGTCGTTCGTTATTAATAACAATTGCCCGTTTACTCTTCCCAATCTTCTCCAGTTCCAAAGTCGGGCGGCTCGTCTTCTTCAAGGTCTTCGTCTGTGTCGTCATTTGTTTGATAGAATTTATGATAGTTGGCAACCAAAACATCAGGTAGCAATAATACTATATCGTCAACTGACAAACCTAATGCAATGGTAAGTTCTACAGGATCATCAAAGTTTTCTTCAATGAATTGCTTTACCTTCCATAGTTTGTCGTTATAGTTCAACTTCAACTACCTCCGATTTACGCTTCTTATTGCTCTCCTTACGCTTCTTGTCTGCCTCATCCATTGCTTCGCAAAGATCGTCAGCATTCTCAATGAATACTTCTTGTAGCTTAGTTAACTCTGTAATGAGTAGGTCAAGTTTCTTAATCTTCTCATCTAAATCTTTCTTAGAGTAGATGCTGAAGTCTAAGCTTATGTGTCGGCTACAGTCTGAGATAGACACTGTAGAGTCAAGCCCACCACTAGACCATGAGTAACTCTCAACGTTTGTTTCAATGGCTGCAAGGCCTGTTGTTTTGTTTAAAAATTTACGTGAGTGATATTTAATCTTTGCCATACCGTCTTCCTAAATATTCAATTGATAAAAACATCTCGTCAAAGTGACCGTCATTAACCTCATTCAGCATTACCAAACCACGCCAGTGTTTATTGGATAGTTGATCCATGTAACTCTCATCGTGTAGGTAATAGCTTCCAGTAATTATAGCACAGATAGGTTTACCATCTGCCCTCTTACCGTAGGCTACTTGCTTTCCTTGTTGATGACCAGCAATGCAAGACATATGGAGCTTATTGATAATAGCACTAGCAGTACCAGCGGGCCTCCCCATAGCTCCAACAGGCCAATAATGGTTGAAACCAACACCACCAATGAAAACTGGATGTAAGAATTCATGTACTTCCCAATCTTTTTCATAACATAAATCCTTGGTGGATATTAGTCCCTCAAGGGTAGGGTTGTTATTAATAGCACGGTCTATACGATTCTCATGGTTCCCCATAAGCATCACCATACGAGGTTTATACACCTTGTGCTTCGTCTCTTTCTGGGTCTTCTGTAGCTGTCGTAGGGGTTCTAGCATCTTCTGCATTGCCCCCTTAGTCACTTCTACATCCTTCTTATAACGCAATCCTTCAAAGTATTTTGATCCTTTAATATCATGCGTTGACAAGGAGGGCATGTCAGCAAAGTCACCTAGGTTAACTACAACATCTGGGCGGTAATCCACAATGGCCTTACCTGCCCATGTAAGATGTTCTGTAGCAACCCCTTCTTTAATCTGACAATCCGGGATGACTAGTATCTTCATCTGTATCCTCACCAAGTTGGTTAGTAATAAATTCCCACTCATCATCAATACGTTGCTGTACTTTTTCATATACACCAACATATCCTGTTGCATCTAGAAACTTAGCAAACTGCAACATAACATTGTCCCAACGTGTTGCGTCATCCATCTCAAACTCATGGACAACCTTCAGGTTTGTTGGGTACTCAATACCCGCAAACACATTATCTTCAATCTCACTAGGCTTAACAGCTTCAAAACGGAATAGCATCATCATCTCCTTCAATTACAATAAAAGCTTTAATGGGTTTATAACAAACTTCTTTGTTATCCGTATGGTAGTCTGCATGGTATCGGGCGCTACTAATAGCACTCTTCTCATTGACATACAGCTTAGGTGTTGCTGTATTCTGAGCACACATGAATGATAGTGGTGCTCGACTATCTTGTAGCAACCACACCTCTTTAATTACTTGCATTCGTAATCTCCATAACTCGTGGCACATCGACCACTTCAACTAAAAACTCTGGGCCACTAGCGTACAAGAATGTACGTAGTTCAGGAAAACACTCCTTCTTGAATGAACAATAACTGCATGATGTACACAGCTTCTTGTTCTTACTAGTCTTACTAGCTGGAACAGGATCAAGTCGTTTAATGCTGTCGGGGCTGGACATGCTAGCAATCTCTGCCGCATTCTCAGCTTGCATCTTAAACAAACTCTTGTTCACTTCAATAGGATAGTAGTTTACATGGCCTAGCTCTTTCTGGATAGTGAGAAAGCCAGCATCGTTATAATTAAGAGTAGTAGCATAGCCGTTAAGTTGTTGATAGTAGCCAAATGGATCGTCAATAAGATTGTTCTTAAACTTCTCTTCAGAATATTTAGTAACACTCTTAACGTCAACCATCACACCATCAATAACTGCGTCAATACGACCTCGTACATACCAACCATCACCAATGTCGTAAATGACCCTCTCTTGCTTCTTCTCTACCGTATGACCAGCATCCTCTGCTACATTCAATACCAACTCTTCTAGAATGTCTCCATAAAAGAATTTAAGTAGTGACTTGCCATCAGGCTTCTCAGCGATTGTAGGAATATTATATTTATACCATAGTCGCCGTGGACATGGATCACCAACTTCTGAGAAATATAGAATCTTCTCTTCACGTTCTCGGTCACGTGGTGTAAACCACTTATCGTAGCTAATATCTACCTTGTTGTTACTAGTAGCAGGGGCCAAGCCCCCGCTAACAACACTGTAAATATCACTTACTAGTGTTGTAATGTTCTTCATTCAGCCGCCATTTTCTCTGCTAGTTGTGCATCCAAGTCGCCACATGAGTAAGCTTCAAACTTACGTGCAATCTCAATGATTAGATCAGCGTAAGCTTGGACGCTATCAAACTCTTCATTATCATCAAAGAAATCACCTACTGCCTTAGTAGCATTCGTGATTGAGTTCTGTCGAACAATGGCACGATCACCGTGTAATAGAGGGATTGGAAACACCTTAGCTGGAGGGCTGTAAGGGGCCTTAGTGGGGCCAGCGGTTGGTGCGCTAGGGGCAGCACCACCTGCACCCTTCTTAAGCATCTGCACAGAGGTTAGGTCAACGTTCTTACCATATGTGTTCTCGGTATATTGAAAGTCAACTTCGTCACCAATTGCAAACGTAGGCTTCTTAAACCCGTAGCTGAAACGCTCACCACCAGCATGAATGGTGTACGCTGGCTTAGGGCCAAACTTGGTAGTAACTTCTTTGGTTGTGATGTTCTCGATGATATAGCTCATTTAATTTCCTTAATTACTTGGTTTGAAAATACGATACGCAAACGGGAGTCATGTGTGTCTTGTCCGCTTCTTTAGCACATGCTACTGCAATTGGGTTAGCACTAGCTGCATAGAGTTTTGTTTCTAACAGGCCACGATAGGACAACATAGCCACTAATACTAGTAGTGTACCAGCCACTAGTGCCCACAGATATGCCCAAAATTTACCTTCGCTGTCCATATTAATCCTTTAATAAAACTTCTTTGTCTTGCCAATTAAAACCAGCTTCCACGCCAACACCTAGTTGGCAAGGAAAGTCAATGTTGAAAATAGATTTCATGTACTTAGGTGCGTCCTCCAGTGTTTGTTTTGCTAATATAGCACATTCTTGTAGCTTGTCAATAGGTACATCAAGTACCACAGAGTCATGCACAGTCATTACTAGTTTCACATCTGGTGTTAGTTCAGCATCTTCCAACTTACGTAGCAAGATACCAACCATCATAGGAACAACATCCCCTGTAGCAAAGCCTTGGATAGGCCAGTTCTTCAACTCGGTAGGACTGAATGACAGACCTCCTTTGTATTCGTTAGGATACTTGTTGAAGATGTAGTGTCGCCCTGTTGGACTGTTGTGGTAGTAGGTGTACTGCGGCCCACTCTTATCTGGGTCATAGCTCACCACTGCATCCTTCTCTGCCTTTGCAACTATTTCTTCATGGTAACGTTTAACTCCTGTATATCGTGTGTAGAATGTGTTAATAAATTTCTTAGCTGTTGCTCTATCACAACCGCTTTGCGCCATAAGAGTAGTAACTCCTCCTCCGTAAACGAGTAAGAAACTGAATCGCTTAAAGGGTTTCCGTTCTTTGTCAGTTGGATACCTGCCATACATTCCTTTGTACAACTCTCGGTGCATGTCCCGACCGTTATTAATATCGTCAATGAGTGTCTTATCATCAGCTAAGTAGGCTAAGGCCACCATCTCTAGCTGGCTGTAGTCAAGCTCTAGGATGTTACCTTCCTTACCGTAGCGACTAACGTATGCTCGTTTAACATCGCCTGTATCTGTCTGGTTTTGTAAGTTGGGATTAGTTGCTGACAATCTCCCTGTCTTGGTTGCACAATGGTTTAGGTTGGGGTAGATGTTGTAGTCAGGGAATCGCAGTCCAATCAACCCTTCGTAATAAGTGTCCTTAATCTTACTACACTCACGGATGATGAGTAGCTGTTCTGCAACACTGTCGCCACCAGCGGCTAGCTGCTTCAACACACTATCGTCTGTTGAATAGTAACCACCCTTGCCTAGCTCCCCCGCAGGGGCATACTTGCCAACAATTCCCCGAATGCTCTCCACCGTTTTAGTTTTCGGTTTACCGTTCTTATAAAATCCATCATCAATCTTTTCCTTGTACTTCTCCTCACCTCCAAAGAAATATAACGACAACTGCTTAG